CTCAATTAGGTTTAAATAATACAACAACATTAAGTTGGGGAGCAAGATTCCAATCAACAGCTATTACAACTACCGGTGGTATAAACTATTTGGGTGATAGTAATGGTGATGTGACTTGGGTTAATGATATTCTTTATGTAGGAGCAAGCGATAGTGGTGATTCTGAATTCCGTTTTGGTGAAGATAGTAGTGGATGGTATGGTGATAGATGGTATTGGGATTCTGCATATAATGTATATCGATATAGTAGATATGCAGGTAGTGATTCCCTAATACATTACCACGATACTAGAGATACTTCTAGAATTACTTACGGTAGAAATATTGTATTTGATGATTATGGTAAAGGTATAGTTGGTACTTATTCTGCAAGTAGATTGCAAGCAGTATTCGCTATGGGCGATTCTTATAAATTACCAGCAAATGGTACTTCAGTTGGTAGTTTATATGGTATAGCTTGGTCACATCCAAACTTTGGAGGGGTTGCAGCTAATTTAGCAGACCACGGTATGATAATTCTTCAAAATGGTTCATTTAGGGGAGCATGGGGTGGTGGTAGATTAGTAACTACTGAAGAAGTAAGAGGCACAATATTTAGAGATTATGCAAATAGTGGATATCTTTTAGATCCAGATGGTGCTAGTAGATTTAGTAATTTATTATTAGACCAGGCTAGAGTTAATAGTTCTAGATTCCCTGTTGGACACTATACTCCTGGTGAAACTGTATTTGAGATTGACCCAACTTGGACAGAAGCACAATTACAAGCGTATTTTAATAGTAGTACCGTTTATTGGACAGCTGATTCAACTGCACCTGGAGGATATGCAATTCGTATCGATGGCGGTGTAAGTGTTGGTGGTGTTTATGGCGCTGGTTTCCCTTATATTCCTGTTGATACCAATGATATATTCTATATGGAATGTTGGATTAGAGCATGGGATGGTTCATCTGGACATTATATGGGGTCTATTGATTTCAACCAAAGTTTTAGTTCATTGGGTGGTAACCCTGGTTCGTTTGGTTATTGGACAATGAGTAATACAACGATTGGTACTGGATGGACAAAAGTTAGTGGATATATTACCGGATTTGGTGGTTCAACTGGTCAATTTGTAAGTGGTACAAAATATTGGACACCACAAGCATTATTCAACTATTCACACTATTCTAATAGTAGAATTTGTGTAATATCTGGATGGAAAGTAATAAAAGTAAGTGTACCTGGTAATAGAACATTCCAAAATAACGTAACTTTTAATGGCACAATAACTTCGGATATTAGTACAACTGGTAACATTTATATTAGAAATAGTTCTCCAACAATTTATTTAAGAGATACTGATAATAACTCTGGTATGATTCATATGAATTCAAACCAAATGTATTTCTTAAGAGGCACTGGTAATGATTCTACATCTTGGGGAACTTATAATGGATATTGGCCTTTATATTTAAGAGTTACCGATAACTACGCTTTATTTGGTGGTACTACTGAAGCGATATATGATTTTAGAGCACCAATATTCTACGATGCTAATACGGCATATTTTGGTGACTTTGGTTCTGAAATAAGAATGCCTTACCAAAATGGTGGAACTATGAGATTTAGAACCAATACCCATTGGGATTCTCAATCTGGTATTGACCTTATTGGTGGAGCTGGTGAATTCCGTATGAGTTCGGATAGTGGTAACTTAAATCTTAGAGTTGATGGATGGGGTATATACTATGATTATGTATATTCTGCTAACTATATTCAATCAGCAGGTGCTGTTTATGGTACAATATTCTATGACCAAAACGATACTACATTTAGAATTGACCCAACCGATTATTCATATGTAAGATATTTTAAAGTTAGAAGTAGTGGTAGTTCGTCTGGAACTAGAGCATTAACAATACATCAAGAAGGACAAGGTGAATACAACTTTGGTTCTTACCCTGGAGCTTGGACATCGGCATTACAAATTCAAAATAATAATAATACCGATTACCTATGGATGTCTCCATTGGATGATGGATATAATGCAAGAATTGTAACTATTGGTTGTGATTTAGATTTTTATCCACAAAATTCATATGCTGGAACAATGAGTCCAGGTTATATGCAATCTTATATTTTTAGAGATGCAAATAATACCGGATTCTATGTAGACCCTGCAAATGGTGGATTCTATTTAAGAGGTGGTAGTGGCGAAAGAGTAATATATCAAACAAACGATAGTGGTATTATTGTAAATAATGCAGAAGGATACAATACCGAAGTACGTTTAGGTGCGGCATGGGGTAGACCTGGTGTTTATGCAGCGGCATATTTGAGTTTAGGAACTTCTGGTAATGAAATTCAATTTGTAACTCAAAACGTTACAAGACACTATATGAGTGATTATACTTGGTATCACTATTATAATCAGGCATATATTTTCTACGATAGAGATAATACTGGATATTATTTTGGTAATGGTAGTGGTGAGGCAAGTTTAGCAGCCACATCAACCAATAACTTATATGTAAGACCGGGATATATGTTGTATTCTGACCACGGTGGATGGCAAGGTGAATACAATAAGATTCAATGGCATAGTTCACATATGTACTTCCAAAACCAATCATCTGGATATTTTATATTCAGAACTGATAGTGGTGCGGAAAGAGCATATATTAATAGAAGTGGTGACCTTTGGTTAGGGTATTTGGGTTGGATGAGTAATCATGTAAACCAATCGGTAAGAACTGATGCTTCACCAACATTTGCTAACGTTTATAATAATGGTTGGTTTAGAAGTAATGGATGTACGGGTTGGTATTCGCAGTCATACGATAGAGGACTATGGTGGCCAGAGTGTGCCGGAAACTCCTATGGTACCGTTACAACTTATGCTAGTGGTAGAAATGGATGGCATGGATATGGTATTGGTTCTAGACACGTATTAATGAGTACAACCGGTGATAACATTGGTGTACATGATAATAGTAGAGGTTGGATTTGGTATTGGGATGGTGGATATACTCGTTGGAACTATGGATACAACTACTTTAGTGGTGATGTTAGAACTTGGAGATTTTATGACCACGATACATCGTTTTATTGGGATGGTAATGATTATGTGAATATGAACTATAACACAACCCGTTCTCAATCGAGAATTGGTTTGGATGGTAAGTATAACACACCACGTTCGGACTACACCGGAGATTCTAACTATTGGCAAGGTGTTAAAGGTTGGGGTACATCCGATATGAATGGTATGGCTTCGAACTGGGGGTCTGGATTCTGGGATTCTTGGTCTTGGCCTGGTAATAGACCAAATGATGCTTCATCTCACTGGGTGGGTATGCAGGCACATCACTACAACTATTCAAACTCTTATAACTTCTATGGTTGGCAGATGGCGATGGCCGGTGAAAATGGTAACAATCGTTTCTATTGGAGAACTTCGTGGAACACACCTAGAGGTTGGACGGAAATGCAGCATGGTGGTAACTATTCTGAATACTATTATTATGGTAATGGTTTGTATGGCGCATGGTTTGAACCAACGGGAGTAGGTGGTAACTCTGGACAAGGTGGACACGCATATCGTATATTCCAAGAAGGTGGCGGTTGGGGTTATCCTTATCCTGACTTGAGAATTGCATATCACGTAGGTATTAAATTTGGAGCAAATCCATCATACGAAGGTATGAGATTTTATACCGATTATGATATGAGTGGTATTGTATGGCAGTTTAACGGAGGTTCGAACTATTCATATCAACACACTTGGAATCAATTTACAGGATATCATGGTGTTTATACTGGTATCAATGGAGCTCACTTCTATCCAAATAACGCATCATATGGGTCTTGGAGAATAGCTGGTACTAGAAATGGTTGGGCGGGTATTGAATTTGATGCAAACGGAGCAGGACAAATGAATTTGATGATGAATTCATCCGAATCCGGAATGCATAACAACTCATATGGTTGGCATTATTTAAGAAGTAATGGTACTGGTTATATAATGAAAGGATATTGGGGTGGTAGTACACAAGCTACAATCTTAGATTCATCCAATCAGGGTAATGCTTGGGCACTTAACCAAAACGTTGCAACATATACCGAACCAAGATTTAGGTCAAACTATTTCTATCATGGTACAACATCAAGATATACTGGACAAGCATTATATGGTAGTTATACAATGGGTGTATGGGAAGTTCGTACTGACTTTGAAGGTATAAGTGGTGGTGAGTCTGGTGGAATTGGTATCAATGGTGACTTTATGCAATTTTGGAATCCGGGTGATATAGGCCAAGCCTTTATGTTTTCGGATGAAGATGGAGGAACTGGTGGGTATATAGCATATTTGTCAAATGGGGGTACATTTGTCAATTCAGATAGAAGAATAAATATTCTATAATAGAAAAGTTAAGTGAAAATTATGAATATTTAGATAGATTCATGCAATTAAAACCTGTATCATTTGCTTTTAAATATGAATTTAAAGAAGATGATACACCAAAAGCAAGAGCTAGAAAAATAGCAAAAATGCTAGATGTGCATCAAGGATTAATTGCACAGGATGTATTAGAAGTTTTTCCAAATGCAATTAATCATTCACAAGATGTAAGAAAATTAAATTTTGAATTAAATGATGAAACTCTTGAAATATTAAATAGTGTAGGTATTGATAGTCCTGAAGAAATTGAAGAAGTTAAGCAACATTATATTGCAAAAGGACAGGCAATGGATTTTGATATGTACTCAATTAATTGGGGAACAATAAATACTTATCAAATATTAGCATTGCAGGATTTCAAAAAAATGTATGATGCAAAATGTGAAGAAATCGAAGTTATAAAAGCAGAATTAGCAGCAATAAAAGCACAATTAGGAATATAAAAAATAAAGTTTATGGCACTACAAAAAAATTATATAGTTGGTAATACGGGAGTAGAAGTTCCGGATGCATATCACGTTATATATAACGTATATACTGAAAGACGATTGCACGATGCAAAACAACCAAAAATACCAGGTAATAAAATATCTTTACCTGATATTAAATGGAAAGCAGGGTATATTGGTAGAATTGCTATATTAGTTTATGCATCCAAAGAAGATAGAGATACGGGTAAACAAGCGGTAGGTGCGATTGTTAAATATCAAACCGATGCGGCAGATAGAAATACTGGTGTTGTAGACCCAGCTCTATATCAAATAACACCACCTTGTGAGTTAGAATTTTTTATAGATACAAATAGTTCTGATTCAATTTTAACACAGGCTTATAATTATTTAAAAACAATTCCGTATTTTAGCGGTTCATTAGAAGTATAATATGGCACTACAAAGAGACTATAATATTCCTTATACATCATTTATTGTAAGTGGTGCATATCATCTTGTTACCGATGTTGAAATTAAAAAGCGAAATAATGATGATCCGGGACCAGTTGCAACGGCTGAGCCAATAAATTATGCACCTCTAATTTATGCAGATGTTCCTAATGAAAGACCTTTAACTGATGAAGAAAAATTGGCACAAATCCCATTAAATGCAATTCCAACAGGTTCTTTTGAAGTTGATAGAACTGCAAATGGTGTATATTGGGAAAGTGGATACACTGCGCAAATACAAATTGAAATATACGCAAATAGAGAGGCTAGAAATAATGGAAAAACTCCAATTGGAAAAATAGGATTATCCACAACTGAAATTAGCCCACAGGTTGCAACGAGAGGTATGGATGGAAAAATAATGTTCAGAGCGAACACAAATAGCGAAGATAACATTTTAACACAGGCTTATACTTATTTAAAGAGCACTGAATATTATAGTGATTCAATTGATATATAAATAAAATAATTATGATTATTAGAGAAGTTGCTGATAAAGCAGTATTTGGTAAAACCGTAAATGTAATTGCTACAAACGTACTAAGATATGATTTGGAGCAAGATGATTGTGTACTTAGGTATGAATTAAGATTTAGAAACCCAAATAGAGAATCAACCGCTGTACCAGATGAGCAAATTGTAAACGGTGAATGGAAAGTTCCACAAAACGTATTAAATGCTTGGACTGGAAGTAATCATTATTTGGTTGAAAAAATCTGCGAAGAATTTAATTTTGAATTATTATAAACAATATATTTATACTTAAAATAAACAAACAATGGCATTAGAACAAAAAGAATGGAAAATTAGAAGTATCAGGAGAGTTGATACTGAAAATTTCCAAAATGCAATCATAGGAACTAACTGGAAAATTACGTTAGTTGATGAAGATGGATATTCTGGTTCATTTGATGGAGCAACTCCATTTAGAGTAGAAGATATCAATCCTAACACCTTTACATCGTGGGAAAATCTTACCGAAAATCAAGTATTAGGATGGGTTAAATCATATGTGAGTGAATCTAGAGGAACTCAATATTTTGACCATATTACGGGAGTAATTGCTAAGCAAATTAGAGATACTAAAAGTCCTATTAAAACACTTACTGAAGATTTCCTTCCGTGGGGTGTAAGTAGTTCATTTGATCCAGATGAATTGAAAGGACCATCGGCTGTAAACCCATAAAATTAAATTAAAATATGGTTAGATATCCAAAGTACAGATAAAAACGTTTATTTGTGTTTTGGATATTTTCTTTATATTTATATGTGTATTTTCTAACTTTTATATAAATTTATATAAATACACTTAAAAAACGAATTGGAGAAATAAAATGGCAGAAAGAATCGTATCACCTGGCGTATTCACAAGAGAAAATGACCTATCCTTCTTAGCACAAGGTATAGGGGAAATTGGAGCAGCATTTATAGGACCTTTTAAACAAGGACCTGCATTTGTTCCAACTATTGTGAGAACACAATCGGAGTTTGAAACAATTTTCGGAACTCCCGATGGAACTTATTATACCGAATATGCGGTACAAAACTATTTAAGAGAAGCTGGTACAGCAACTATCGTAAGGGTAGCTGGTACTGATGGTTATTCACAAGTGAAACCGTTAGGTATTTTTGCAACGGCCTCTAATAGTACTGTAAAATTAATTGGTACTTTACATTCTACTGATACTGGTTATCAGGATTATGGATTTGAAGGAACTATAATTTCAGTAAATACAACAACATCTGGTTCATTCTTATTGAGTGGTTCTGGATTACCGTTTATTTCGGCATCTATTAAACCAACTGCAACAAATGACCTTTCTGATGTATTTGGTGAATCTCCATTCGGTGCTAAAAAAGCATATACTTACACATATTTTGAAAAAACAGCCGCTAACTTATTGGTTACTATGAGTGCAGATGGTATTGCAGCAGTAGAACTTCCTACACAAGATTTTACTTATGAAGCAAGTGTAGCAGCAACTCCATATGTTAAATCGCAATTAGTAAGTGGTGATAGATATGACCTTTTCAAATTTCATACTTTAGGACATGGTAATGTTTATAATACTAAATTTAAGATTGGTATTTCAAACGTTAAAGCAGCGGGTGAAGATGGTTCAACTGATTATTCTACATTTACTGTGATAGTTCGTTCATTTGATGATACTGATAAGAGAAAAGTTGTTTTAGAAACATTTAACAATGTAAACTTAGACCCTGCATCTCCTAACTACATAGCTAGAAGAATTGGTGATAGATACATTACTATTGATAATGATGGTAAAATTACTGAAAATGGTGATTATACAAATCAATCAAAATACATAAGAGTAGAAATAGCTGAAGCGGGTTCATTCCCAATTTCAGCAGCACCATTTGGACATGGAGCATACACTAATCCAATTGAATGTAATACTACTGTGGAAGCTGGTAAAGTACCTGCGGTTGTATATCAAACTTCATCAACAACTAATACATCATCATCTCCAATATATTATGCGGGATATGATTTTGAAACTGAAGGTACTTCTTTAGATAATAAACAATATTTAAAACCAATTCCAGACGGAGCAATTGAAGGAGCAAACACATTGTTCGCATTTGATTCGCAATTGACTTACCAACTAACCGGTTCAGCATCAACTGATATGGTTAAAAGACAATTTGTATTGGCATTTCAAGGTGGATATGATGGTATGAATCCTGCAGTAAAAATCAATTTAGGTTCAAACATAACTGCGGCAAATACACAAGGATTTAATTGTTCAACCGGAACATCATCTGGCACTACTGCATATTTTAGAGCAATAAATGCCGTATCAAATCCAGATGAATACGATATTAACTTAGTTGCAACTCCTGGTATTATTAGAAGCCTACACCCATCTGTAACTACAAAAGTTATTGATATGGTAGAAGCTCGTTCAGACGCATTTTACATTGCTGATTTTACCGAAGCTGGTGCAACAATTACACAAGCAACTGAAGCGGCAAACGCAGTAGATTCAAACTATGTAGCTTGTTACTACCCTTGGGTTAAAACAATCGATACAAACTCAAATAAATTAACTTCAGTTCCACCATCGGTATTACTACCTGCTGTATTCGCATCTAACGATAGATTGGCAGCAGAATGGTTCGCACCTGCTGGTTTGAATAGAGGTGGTATCACTGGAGCAGTAAGTGTATTAAATAGACTTACACACTCTGAAAGAGATACTCTATATGAGAACAAAGTAAACCCAATCGCGGCATTCCCTGGACAAGGTATTGTAGCATTTGGACAAAAAACTCTACAAGATAAAGCATCAGCATTAGATAGAATCAACGTAAGAAGATTACTTATCACTGTTAAAAAATTCATCGCATCTACATCTCGTTTCTTAGTGTTTGAACAAAACACTTCTACAACTAGAAATAGATTCTTAAACACCGTAAATCCTTACTTAGAGGGAATTCAACAAAGACAAGGTTTATACGCTTTCAGAGTTGTGATGGATGAATCAAATAACACACCTGATGTCATTGATAGAAATATATTAGCGGGACAAATTTTCTTACAACCGGCTAAGACTGCGGAATTCATCGTAATTGATTTCAACATCTTACCAACTGGAGCATCTTTTAACGCATAATATAAAAAAGAACAAAGTAGATATTTATTAATATAAAATAAAAGGATAATAAAATGGCAGAAGTATTAGAGTTTGACAAGATGTTCTATACGAACTTCGAACCTAAGATGAAAAATAGGTTCATTATGGAAATTGAAGGAATTCCATCATATCTTGTAAAAGCTGCAAATAGACCTACACTTCAATTCGAAACCGTAAAAATAGACCATATTAACGTGTATAGAAAGTTGAAAGGTAAAGGCGAATGGCAAGATTTGGAAATTACATTATATGACCCAATTGTTCCATCTGGAGCACAAGCAGTAATGGAGTGGGTACGTTTAGGACACGAATCTATTACTGGTAGAGATGGATATGCAGAATTCTATAAAAAAGATATAGATTTCTATATGTTAGGACCTGTTGGTGATAAAATTGAACAATGGAAATTAAAAGGTGCATTCCCATTAACCGTAAACTTCGGTGATGTGGATATGAGTAACGCTACTGACCCAGCAACAATAACTGTGACTTTAGCATATGATTACGCAATTTTAGAGTTCTAATCAATAAAAATAATAAAAACAAAGGGGAAGCTAAACACTTCCCCTTTTTTATTTCCAAATTTTTAAAATGTATGTATTTATATATACAAACAAAAAATAGACGTTATGAGCGAAAAACAATATGATTTTCCAACGGAAGTATTAGACCTTCCATCACAAGGAAAACTTTATCCAACCGATAATCCGTTATCATCTGGTAGAATTACAATAAAATATATGACTGCAAAAGAGGAAGATATTTTATCTAATCAAAACCTTATTAAAAAAGGTGTAGTTTTGGATAAATTATTTGAATCAATACTTGTAGATAATGTAAATATAAAAGATATTCTAATAGGTGATAAAAACGCTATTCTATTAGCAACTAGATTATTAGGGTATGGTCCAGATTACACATTTAGATTTTATTCGGATAAAACTAATCAATTAATTACAACAACCGTAGATTTATCTCAAATAAAAATTAAAGAAATTGATTATTCTTTATTTAAAAACAAAAATGAATTTGAATTTGAAACTCCGCAAGGAAAAAACAAATTAACATTTAAACTATTAACACATGGTGATGAACTATTGATAGATAAAGATATTGAAGCAATGAATAAAATCAACAAAGATTTCTCAGGCGATGTTACAACTCGTTTACGTTATATGATTAAGAGTGTTGATGGAAAAACCGATGTAGGTTCTATTAATAAATATTTAAATGGAATGTTGGCTAGAGATAGTAGGGCATTTAGACAATTTGTTAAAGAAATATCACCAGATTTGGATATGAAATTTACATATACACATGAAGATGGTGAGACGGAGGAGGCGTCTATCAGCATGGGGGTTGGGTTTTTTTGGCCTAGCACCGAATCATAGTGCATTAGTGCATTCTCAAATATTTGATATGGTTCAGTACGGTAATGCATTTAGCGTTATGGAACTATATAAAATGCCAATTCATCTTAGAAACTTTTATTATCAAAAATTAGTAGAAACTAAGAAAAAAGAAGCAGACGAGATGAAAAAGGTAAATAATCAAAAATCATCGAAAGTTAGGATACGATAAGAAATCCTAACTTTTTGTTTTATAGGATATTTATACAATATAAACAATGATTCACTATGAAAAAATATACAATATCTAAACACAATCTAAAGGAATTTTTTGGAATATTTGGATTAAGTCAGAAAGATAGGGATGCGAAAATTAATAATCTTATTGATAACGATCCTGTTTTGAAACAAATAGATGCTAATATGAGAGCATTAGACCAAAGAGCAGTAGATAGAATTAAAAAAGATAAAGAATTATTATCTTTAATGACAAAAGCTG